CACGAACACCGTATCGGCCAGCAGCATCAAGCTGCTGGTCTACGGCCAAGCGGGCGCAGGTAAAACCTCGCTCATCCCGACCATGCCCAAGCCGGTGATATTGTCGGCGGAAGGCGGGCTGCTTTCTATCGCCGGGTCCGACATCCCGTTCATCGCAGTCAACAGCATGGACGAACTGCGCGAGGCATATACATGGCTGGCTGGTTCCGACGAGGCCAGAGCATACGACAGCGTGGCGCTGGATAGCATCAGCGAGATTGCGGAAGTCTGCCTCGGACATGAAAAGGCCAAAGCAAAAGACCCGCGTCAGGCTTATGGTGAGATGCAGACGACTATGGCGGAGGCCATTCGGTCATTCCGCGATTTGCCAAAGCACGTCCTGATGACGGCCAAGCTCGAAAAGTCACAGGATGAGATGGGCCGAATGTTTTACAGCCCATCGATGCCGGGTAACAAGACCGGACAATCGCTGCCGTACTTCTTTGATCTGATGCTGGCCCTGCGGGTCGAGAAAGATGCCGAAGGCGTATCGCAGCGCGGCCTGATGTGCGACAGCGACGGTTTATGGCAAGCCAAGGATCGCAGCGGCAAGCTGGATCAATGGGAAAACGCAGACCTTGGCGCAATCATTGCCAAACTTGGAGCAAAATAATGGACGACCTCACAATGATAGAAAATCTTAGCCAGAACTGGCTTGACGCAAAGCAAGCCGAAAAGGTTGCAACCGAACGTCGGCGCGAACTAGAAGACAAATTGCTTTCTTTGATCGGCGTTGTTGAAAACATGGAAGGCACGGAAAACGTAGAAACTGATAAAGGATATAAAATCAAAATCACTGGACGCATGACCCGCAAAGTCAATGGCGAACGCATCCAAGAAATTGCAGCGGAGGAGGGGCTAACAGATCATTTGCAAAGCCTGTTCCGCTGGAAGCCGGAGGTCAATATGTCCGCGTGGAAAAGCGCAGACAAAGCGATCACCGATCCGCTACTTGGCGGCATCACCACCCAGCCCGCAAGGGCTTCTTTCACCATTACAAAAGGATAACACAATGGCTTTTCTTGAAGAAACTTTTGACATTGCCGAAATGCCGGTTACGGAGCAGCGCAGCTTCGACCCGGTGCCAGCAGGATGGTACACCGCAGCAATTGCGGGTGCCGAACTAAAAACCACTAAGGCCGGGACCGGCAACTACATCGCGGTGCGGTTTGATATCACCGGGCCGGAACATCAGGGACGCGTGGTCTTTACAAACCTGAACACCCGCAACCCAAACCCGAAAGCAGAGGAAATCGGGCGGGCGCAGCTTGGTGACATCATGCGGGCAACTGGCGTTGCAAAGCTGGAAGACACCGACCAGCTACTTGGCGGCAATTTGTCAATCAAGGTCACGGTCAAAAACGACCCGACCTATGGCCCCGGCAACGAGGTCAAAGGCTTCAAGGCCGTTGATGGATCGGCACCGCCGGTCGCGGCTGCACCATCTGCCGCCCCGCCTTGGGCATCTTAATAGCAAGGGAGGCCGGGGGCTAATAACCCTCGGCCATTTTCAAACTCAATCAAATAGGGGATTAGGATGACCGCTATACCACCACCCATTCATACCATTGCCAACCTGATCGACGATCATCACGCCAACCAGCCGGACGAACCGCGTCTGCATTTGGGCGGCTCTATGCTAGGCCATCCATGTGACCGTTGGCTTTGGCTGTCGTTCCGCTGGGCTGTGCGAGAGAAATTCCCCGGTCGCATTCGGCGGCTGTTTCGGCGCGGTAATAATGAGGAGGACATTATAACCTCTGACCTGAAAGCCATCGGAATTAAGATCACCAACACAGGCAACGATCAAATTTTTCTGAATATGGGTTCGCACGTTGGCGGATCGGTTGACGGCATCATTGAGTCCGGCGTTCCCGGTGCTCAGAAAACCCGCCATATTGCGGAGTACAAAACCCACGCCAAAAAGTCTTTTGAAGATTTGGAAAAGAAGGGTGTGCAAGCATCCAAGCCAATGCACTGGGCGCAGATGCAGGTCTATATGCTTGGCACCAAGATCGAACGTGCGCTGTACGTTGCCGTCTGCAAAAACGATGACCGGCTTTATACCGAGCGCGTGAAATATGACGCGGAAGCCGCCAAGAACTTACTAGATCGCGGACGACGCATTGCCACGACCGAACGCATTCCTGCACCGATATCAACAGATGCAAGCTGGTATCAGTGCAAGTTCTGCCCGGCGCATAGCTTCTGCCATAAGGAACAATTAACCCAGCACGTTAATTGCCGGACCTGCGCCCAATCTACGCCGGAGGATGATGGCACATGGTCGTGCGCTAGATGGGAAAGCAAAAACATTCCCGGCGATTTTCAGAAGACCGGCTGCGATAGCCATGTGCTGCACCCTGATCTGGTGCCGTGGCCTGTAAAGGATAGCAACACGCCACACGAAGCTGTATATGAGATTAACGGCAAGGACATCCGCAACGGTGAGGGTGATGCGTACGTTTACACCAGCAAAGAATTAATCGCTGGCGGCGAGGCTTGCGCGGCGGATATCGTTCAAGAGGCGCGGAAATCATTCCCCGGTGCGGAAGTGGTGGGGGTGCGGGATGCTTCGTGATTATCAGCGCCGCACTATAGATCAGCTTTACAAATGGTTTGCGGATGGTCGTAAAGGCCATCCGTGCATTGAACTTCCGACCGGATCAGGCAAAAGCCATATCGTTGCTGCGCTCTGCAAAGAGGCAATCCAGACATGGCCGGAAACCCGCATCCTGATGCTGACGCACGTCAAGGAACTGATTGAACAGAACGCTGAAAAGATGCGCGATCATTGGCCAAACGCACCGCTAGGCATTTATTCGGCGGGTATGCGACGGCGGGATATTGGCGAACCGATTACGTTTGCCGGTATTCAGTCGGTGCGGAATAAAGCCGACCAGATCGGCCACGTTGATCTGGTGCTGATCGATGAATGTCATCTAGTCAGCCACAAGCAGGAAGGCGGATACCGCAAGCTGATTGACGACCTTACATTAATTAACCCGGCGCTGCGGGTGATCGGTTTGACAGCCACGCCATACAGGCTGGGTCACGGGTATATCACCGACGAGCCAGCGTTGTTTTCGGATATCATTGCGCCGGTCAGCATTGAAGAACTGATATTTAAAAAACACCTCGCACCGCTGCGGTCCAAGCTAACAAATCACAAGCTATCGGTTGATGGCGTACACAAACGCGGCGGCGAATATATTGAAAGCGAACTGCAATCCGCCGTGGATACAGACGATCACAATACGGCAACGGTGGATGAAGTTATCAGCTTGGCCGGTGATCGCAAATCATGGCTGTTCTTTTGTGCCGGTGTAAAACACGCCTATAACGTGGCGGATATTTTGAATGCTCGCGGAATTGTTGCGGAGACGATTACAGGCGAAACGCCAAAAGCAGAACGCGAGCGGATCATTGCCGATTTCAAGTCGGGCAATATTCAGGCGCTGACAAACGCAAACGTTTTGACGACCGGGTTCGATCATCCCGACCTAGACCTGATTGCTATGCTGCGGCCAACGCTATCCACCGGCTTGTATGTGCAGATGGCTGGGCGCGGAATGAGACCCAAGAGCCACACCGACCATTGCCTTGTGTTGGATTTCGCCGGGGTCGTGCAGACGCACGGCCCTATCACGGCTGTTAATCCCAAAAAACCTTCAGGCAAAGGTGAGGGTGAAGCGCCGGTCAAAGCCTGTGAAAATTGTTTTGAACTTAATCACATATCCGCAAAGGAATGTGTTGCTTGCGGCGAACCATTCCCAGCGCCAAAACCAACCAAGCAAAAATTGCACAACGACGACATCATGGGTTTGGACACGACTGAGATGAACGTGACCGAATGGCAGTGGCGTCGGCATATAAGCCGCGCCAGTGGCAAAGAAATGCTGATGGTGACGTATTATGGCGCACTGTCAGACAAGCCGGTGAACGAGTACCTGACGGTGATGCACGACGGGTATGCCGGACAGAAGGCGCGGGTGTCGTTGGTCAAGATTGCCAGCAACGCGGGAGTACACGGCGTAACGCTTGATAACCAACTGGACGATGTAGCATTTGATCTGAACAAAGCCACGCCGCCCGCATTGATTAAATTTCGGCAGGATGGCAAATTTTATCGCGTGACAGATCGGAGATGGGGATGAAAACCGAACACGAAGAACAGCGCGAGTTTGTAAAATGGGTTCGTCAGACATACCCCGGCGTTCGCATATTTGCCATCCCTAACGGCGGGCAGCGGAGCCGCACCACAGGCGCGAAGTTGAAGGCGGAAGGCGTTTCGGCTGGGGTGCCTGATTTGTATATCCCTGCTTGGCGTTGCTGGGTTGAAATGAAACGCGAGACGGGCGGAAAATTATCTAAGTATCAAAAAGATTGGCTGACATATTTGCAGAGCATTGGTGACAAGGTGATTGTCGGGCATGGTTGCAAGGACGCTCGAAATAAAATTAAACTTTTGTGCAAATAGGTGTTTACATCCTCATTAAACTAAGGTATAAAATAGGGTAAGGGGCAACCGGATAGGCCGACCGCCCTTAACCGAGGAGACCACCAAATGAACATCTTAGACCGAATCGAAGCCCGCTTCACCGAAACCAAGACCGCTTGCAAACTGTACGCCACCCCCGCCAGCGCCACCAAGGCTGCCGAGGCCGAAGTCGCCAAGTTGAACCGGGCGCACAACGTTGAAATCGATTGCCCTTACATCGTCACCTTCGTCCCCAGCCAGCAGAAGTTCACCGTCGTGTTCGACTTCAGCCGCTGGCTGCAGCGGTACAACGCCGGCACCTACCTCGGCTGGTTCTCACAGCGCAACTTCTTCAGCATCTAATCAAACGCCGGGGCTTCGGCCCCGGCACTAACACAGGAGAGAGAACATGACGAGCATTCACACCGAATACGGCCCTTCCTTGGGAGCAAGTAATATGACGCGCACAGATTGCCGAGATATGTATCTTGATTGGACTAACAACTTCTTAACTTTAGAACGCTTTGCAGAGCATTACGGGATAGATTGTGAGACGGCAAATCACGTTATTGTGGAGGGCCGCCGCGCCCACGAATTCATGGTCGATCACGGGATTAGGAAATGAGCACGAGCGCAGTGATCCGCGAGATCAGGCAAGAACAGAAAATGCAGATCGGGCAGCTTGCGAAGTTGTCGGGTCTGCATCGCAACACAATTTACCGGGTCGAAAAGGGAGACGACATTTCAGTATTGAATTTTGAAAAGCTGCTTAAAGTTTTTGGCTATGAATTGGAGATAATGAAATGCAAAGATTGATAAATCAAATTGCGGCTGCGACCCGTGCGCGCGAAGGCGCGAAGGGAAAGTGGGCAAAGAATTATTGGACCTGCGTCGTCAACGCTTTGCTTAGACAAGCGCGGCGCTTTGGAGCTTAACCAACCAACCACAGGAGAAACCACACAATGACTATCAACGATTACACCCTTAACGAATACGCCGCCGACATTGCCGACGAAATTCTGCGCGAATGCGAAGGCGAACGCGAAACCGCGATGGACCGCGCACGAGAACGCGCGGGCGGCAGCGAATGGGCGATCTACTACCACAAGGCACATGAACTTTGCCAGAATTGCAACACCGACAACGGCGAACAATTCTATAATGACTGCGGCCCGTGGGAAGACATTACATATAACGGCATCGCCACCATCATTGCATATGGCGAACTTGACGCCCGTATCGCGCAGGCAATCGACGCAAAGATCGACGAAGCGGAGGCCGCGTAATGATTAGAGACGGGATTCTTTTAGGGGCTAGTATTTTTATAACAATGCTAATGGCTGAGGCGCTTATGCGCTTTGGAGCATGAACATGACTACTTTCGATTTTGGTAACGGTCCAGTCCCTGCCCATAAGCATCCTAATGGCGGCGGCTGGGTTGCTGATACTGCTAAGGTAGCAGATACAGCTTATGTTGGTCCTGACGCTAAGGTCTATGAAAATGCTCAGGTCTCTGACAATGCTTGGGTCTATGAAAATGCTCGGGTCTCTGACACTGCTCGAATCTATGACAATGCTCGGGTCTATGGCAATGCTTGGGTCTATGACAATGCCGATGTCTTTGGCAATGTTGCGGTCTCGGGCAATGCTCGGGTCTATGGCAGCGCTCGGGTCTTTCACGATGCTCTGGTCTTTGGCAGTGCTCAGGTCTTTCACAATGTTCGGGTCTCTGACACTGCTCGGGTCTCGGGCAATTCTTGGGTCTTTGGCAGTGCTCGGGTCTTTCACAATGCTTGGGTCTATGACACTGCTCTGATCTTTGGCAATGCTTGGGTCTACGGCAATGCCCGGGTCTCTGACCATGCTTGGGTCTACGGGAATGCTCTAATCTCTAGCAATGCTCGGGTCTTTGGCAATGCTCAGGTCTCTGACCATGCTTGGGTCTACGGGAATGCTCTAATCTCTGGCAATGCTCGGGTCTCGGGCAATGCTCAGGTCTCTGACACTGCTGAGGTCGGAGACAATGTTAAGGAAGATATGTTCATTGAAAGGAATGGCAAGAGATACAAGCTGGTTGAGGTTGAATAGTTGATCTAAACGACGAAGGCCACGGGTTCGAGCCGTGGCCTGATGTCGTAACCAGCGTGGCATTTGACCTCACACGCTGGATAAAAAGTGATTTCGACACAGAATCCTACCGAATCGTCTTCCTGTAGTCAATGGGGTCATTAACAGACTAGGCTAAAATAGCGCCGCCTTTTTTTCTTTTCCACGTTAGGAAGTCCGCGCCCTCTTCGAGATCGGCGAACGCACTGATCCGCTTGATTGCGTTGCTCTCGCCGGGGTCAATGACAAACAAGATCGTTGACCCATGTTCGTCCCGGTGGAAATTGTGCCGGGTCGCGTACTCGTCAATCCATTTGTATCCACGGGCGCGAGCTTGCCATACGACACGACCGTCATCCAGTTCTTCATGCGTCAGCCCCCATGTGTGATGATGACCGGCCACATAAATATCTGCATCCTCATCGAATAGCGCCGCACGTTTTTGTCCGTGCAGACGGTTATAGATCGACGTGCCTTTATGGTTATGC